CAGAAACTCTTTGTTCCCGATAAACACCGACATTGCTTACTCCTCCAAATCTTAACTTACCAATCAAATCTTGCCATATTCATAAAATCAAGTGGCATAGAACCACTAAAGAGATCATAAGCACCGTCAATAATGTCTGGATCTACGCTGTCCGCTTCCAACTGATCGTCAAACATTGCATCATTGCAGATAGATCCATACGGTGTTCTCGAATGTTTCCTGATATATTTCTTTCCGTTACGTAATTCCAAGATCTCCGTACAACTATTTTCTGTAGCCTCGATTGTATATCTCATGTATTCTTCTCCTAAATCTTAATTTACCGCCATATAAATAAATGGCAAAAACAGAAACCACATAATATCATCTACTGTCCTCGGCTGGATTTCGCCGTACAGTAACAGCTCTAATCCCATCCAGACCAGGGCCAGCACTATCCAAATATATACAGCCTTTAATGTCCTATCCATTGACTTGTCCTTTCTTGGCTGACATCATGCTCTTATTCGCCGGATTTTCCAGTTCAATCTGTATACCCTGCTTCTGCGGCTCTTTTACTCCTGTCATGCATTCTCTGATGTATCTATGCGGCACATCACATCCAACCGCATTCATGGCTATTTCATACTGCGTAGCCTGTTTCATCAGTTTATAAAAATCTGAAAACTTCACCTGCACTCTATCCTCTGCGCCAAACGTATCTGCTAATCCCATTTCATTTTCCTCCGTATCTTAATTTCCTTTATTCTCCATAAACAATATTCCTTGCGATCTCATACAAATACGGGTAAATTTCCGTGCAATATTCATCTTCTGTTAGTCTTTTCATTTCCTTCCTCCATCTTTTTTCAAATGCTCGCATACTGTACTTGGTGCAAGCTGCATTTCCTCAGCGATCTGCTTCATGCTCCACCCAGCATTGCGAAGTGCCTTCATTTTTCCAAAATCGATCTGCTTTTTGTTTGTTGCTTCTGGCTTTGGCGGTTCTGGCTTATCCTTGGTTTCCGCAGCTGTCTCTGTTGGCTTCTCTTTCACAGCCTTCGGCTCTGTTACTTCTGCTGGCTCCTTCTCAGCTGGCTCTGTCTCTCTTTTTTCTTCCTCCAACACGATCCGGAAGAACTCACATCCAGCTAGGATCTTCTTCAATGTCAGGAACTCATAATCATCCAGGTTCTTAGGTTCCGGCACCACTGGCTGGAGCACTCCCACCATAAGCCCTCTTTTGTGCAGTTCCAGTGCCTCATCGATTGCTATCTGCTTTATGATCATTGTCTTTCCCCTTTCTCACACACTCTCTATGCATGTACAACACCGTCCCTCTCTTTGTCCTGATCCACTCTGTATCTCCATTGATCACCTTCTGGCAGATGCAGCAGACCGGGACGGATGTTTTCTTGGCATTATTCATTTTTCCCCTTTCCTACTCCTGGCTTCCAGCTGATCCAAAAGATCCTGTATCTGGTGGACTATCAGCGGACAGGAATGATATCGTTCCATCAGGAAGCGGGCCTGCCTTACGATCTCATCCCATTCCTCTGACTGCCAAGATGGGGCTGCCTTGCTATAGCGTTTCCAGAAGCCGTTGTATACGTCGTAATAAATTCCTTTGACCTGTTGGTCTGAAAGGATCACCACATCATCCAGTGTCATATCTCCTCTATCCTCACATAGATCCCTGGAATCTCTGCCCAGAACTTCTCTGCCATCTCTGCAGCTACCAGGGCATCATCTTTCCAAAATCCGCAAGCTGTCATGCAGTCTTTTAAAAGCTTCTGGAGATTGTCTGTATCTGGCTTTGTGATCCGGTATTCACCGTCTGCATGTTTCCCCTTAGGGAAGCACCATTTGACCATAAAACGTACTCCCCGATCAAATGGCTGCTCCGGTCTGTGTCCGGCCAGATTCCCCATCAGTTTCTGCCTGGCAGCTTTCAGATCTGCCGGTTCGTAAAAAACAGGCTTGCCTTTTACCACATGTACCTGCTTCTCCTGGTGTGTCACTGTCGGTGGCACCATTGCCATAAAAAACTCAATCACCATAATCAACCCCTTGCCAAGTTCTAGTTTCCGGATTGTATTTTATAAATTCTGATTTTCTTCCCCCTGACTTATCTGTAATTTTGTCATATAGCCACTGACGTACTTCCGGTTGTTTTACAATCCAGTCCATGACCTCGCTGTTCATAATGTCATATTTTTCTCCAGTCACATGATGTAATGGTGGCATATGCCTTAAGCAATTAAGTCTTTCGTTTTTAGGTCTATTCATAAACCATACTTCCTTTCATTTTTCCCCTGCTCTAGGTTTGGTGCCCTCTGTGTCTGTGGGGTGGGTGGGCGTCGTGCTTGACTTCCGCACGACTACCTACCCCCGCATAGAGGGGTGCGCTACACCACTATACGTAGTATAGGTCCGGCGCACCCCTTTTTGCGCACTGCGCGGGACTGCACCAGACCCAGGTCATGCGCACCGTGCGCCAGACCGTAAATTTCTGGTTCAGCGCACCTGCGCATGACTGCACTAGACTGCGCCGTTTTTCTGGTCTGGCGCACCCTGTTTTTCCTTTCTTCTGATATACATTTTGTTATCATCTCCCTGATATTTTTCATAATGATCTGCCAGATCTTTCTTCCTTTTATTGCTGTCCCCTAACCATGAAAGCAGGGTCCTTGATGATGTATCAAGCTTATCTGCAAGCTCCTGGGCAAGCACCTCACGGCCCTCAAATTCAATGTTGGCAAACTCTACTTCAAAGGAACTGAGCTTTTTTTCCTTCGCTTTTTGAGCCAGTTCTTTTCTCTTTTCCGCTGCCTTTTGCCAAAGCGGTTTCTCCGTCTCTGGCTCAATATCACTCAAGATCCCTACCTGATCAATGGTATGGACCGGATAATTGAACCAAGCATTGACTGCCGGAAACTTCGGGAACTCTCTTAAAGTGCCTTCAATACGCCACGCTGTAACACTCCTGGCCCTTATCCTGGCTGCTTCCACCATCTTCTGAAGGTTTGCCCACTGCCACACATCCAGCTTGTTTTCGCAGTAATTGAGCATCTGGTAACTGCTGCAAAGATCATCCTGGGACAGGTCATCTTCCCATTTAAAATGGGAGTCCAGATACTGTTTGCACGCTTCACATACAGCTTTATTCTCTTCCTGTTTCAGAGCCTCTTCGGACAGTTCCAGCTCGATCATATCCAGCATTGCATCTGGATCGCGGGCAAATACACCGGAACCGGAAGCACGGTCCATGGACTTCTTGCTGCCCTGGCTACCTTTTGAATGGTGATGGCAGTAGATCACGGCCACGCCCAGCTCCGTGCAGACCTTGTCGAACTGATTACAGAAATTGGACATCTGGTCTGCACTGTTCTCATCACCTGTGATGACCTTGTAGATCGGATCGATGATGATGGCAATGTAATTCTTCTTGGAAGCCCTGCGGATGAGCATGGGCGCCAGTTTATCCATGGGCCGGGACTTGCCTCTTAAATTCCATATATCAATGTTATCCAGGTGTTCCGGACGGATCCCCATCGCCTGGTAAACATCCCTGAAACGGTGCAGGCAGCTTGCCCTGTCCAGTTCCAGGTTCACATACATCACACGCCCCTGTGAGCACTGCCAGGACAGCCATTTACGGCCTTCTGCAATGGCAATGCACATTTCTATCTGTAAAAAGGATTTACCCGCCTTAGAGGGCCCTGCGATCAGCATCTTATGTCCCTGGCGCAGCACCCCTTCGATCAGACACGGGGCCAGTTCCGGCAGGTTGTCCCATACATCTTCCAGGCTTTCCGGATCCGGCAGGTCATCATTGACTGACTCGATCCATTCCTTCCATTCAGCCCAGCTTTCCTTTCCGATGTTGGTGTCGATCAGGAACTGCTTATTCTCTCCACGCAGCACACCTGGCATACGGGACAGTCTGGATGGGTTCCGGTTCTGCTGGTCGATCTCCAGACCGTTCTTGCGGCAAATATCATAGAGATAGTCCACACGCTTGCGGTATTCCCCATAGTCTGCGGCATCTACTTTTACAATGGCATGGAGGCTCTTCTTTCCGGAATGGACCAGGCATGCCACAGGAAGTTCCAGCTCCCGGATCAGCGCATGCTGCTTGTCGATCTCCATGCTGTCTGACTCTACCAGGGCATAACGGAAGTCTGTCACGTTGTCGTTCCTTACTCCCTTTCCATCCAGCGGGTTAAAACGGATCCAGGCACCAGCCTGAGGATCATAATCTCCAAGGACGCTGCCGATATCACCGCCACAGGCAGAAAGTGCTTCTATCAGCTGTCCTGCAGTGCGGTCAAAGGATCCCTTATCTGCAGGGAGCCATTTATCATCCTTCTGCCAGCTCTTTACCACATAGCCTACATTCTCCCCTGCTTCAAACAGGGTCTCCAGATACCGGATCAGTTCCTTGGCCGGGTCAAAACGGGCCGGTTCCCGTACCTCTTTTCCCTCCACCCAGTTCCGGTCAATGAACACGCCTTCCTCACTGGAAATGGTATCTTCCCAGCCCAGGGCATGCCCCGGATCATAGGGCGGCGTCCACCCCTGTTCCCTGGCATACTGGACGATCGTCCCACCGGTCACGGGGGATCCATTTCCCTTAAATCCCTTCCATTTTTTCTGGCATTCCCCAGGATGATACCTGCCGGGATCTCTCCGGCTCCAGTTGTCCCACACATCCACGCTGTATCCTTCCAGGTCCAGGGCCATGCCGATATTCAGCCACTGCTGGTAATCCAGTTCAGCCGGCTCTATATGATCTAAGACCTCCAACAGGTCATACTGGCTTCTTTCCATTTCCTGCTTACTCCTTAATTTTCAGGTACATAATTTCTTGGGTCCACACCTCTTGGGGCTCCTCTCCAGCCGCACGCAGCGATCCGGTCGATCATGTTCTTTCCTGCCTCAAACGTCCATGTCCCTACATGCTGGAAACCATATTTTTCCAGGCACCGAATCTGTTTCGGTGTGGTAAGCCCTTCCTCCTGCCGTTTATGCAGGCGGTCCAGGATCAGGTTTGCCTTTCCTGCATTGTCGATCTCATCCGGAAGGATTCCTCTCTTTTCCAGCTCCTGTTTCTGTTTATCAGAAGGCGGTGCCATCTCCCAGCCAAAAGCCGGGACATAACCGGACAGGTCTTCCGCCTGTATGCTCATCTCAAACTGTAATGGATCCACCAGTTTCTTCTTTCTGGTACGCATCTCCTGGAGCTGTTTTGCCAGGGATTCTTCCCTTTCTGCGATCACATCTTCCGATGCTTTTCTCTCAGCCGCTTCCAAATCCATAGGGCATCCGGCTGTTCCTTCCAGGTTCTCCGTCATCTTTCGGGCTACTTCCTTCTTCTCACAGATCAGGTCCGCCGGATGGCAGAGTTCATGGCGTTCTGTATGCCAGAGGAAATCCAAGAGCAATAGATGGCTCTTTCCTTCACACAGTCTGGTCCCGCGTCCTACCATCTGGCTGTAAAGGCTGCGCACCTTTGTTGGACGCAGCACGATCACACAATCAACGGACGGGCAGTCCCAGCCTTCCGTCAGCAGCATGGAATTGCACAGGACGTTGTATTCTCCTTTATCAAAGGCTTCCAGGACTTCTGCGCGGTCTTTGCTCTCACCATTGACTTCCGCAGCTTTAAATCCCTTTTCATTCAGGATCTCTTTGAACTTCTGGCTGGTCTTTACCAGTGGAAGGAACACGACCGTCTTTCGGTCCCTGCAGTATTTCATCATCTCGTCCGCGATCTGGTGCAGATACGGATCCAGGGCTGTTGCAATGTCACCGGCTTTAAAATCACCGGACTGGATGGATACCCCGGACAGATCCAGCTGCAGCGGGATCGTCATGGCCTTGATTGGGGATAGATAACCCTCCCTGATCGCTTTCGGAAGGGTATATTCATAAGCCAGGCTCTCAAAAAATTCTCCCAGGTTACGCATATCGCCACGGTCAGGCGTTGCAGTCACTCCCAGTACTTTTGCAGACGGGAAATGCTTCAGCACCTTCTGGTATCCGTCTGATATGCAGTGATGGGCCTCATCAATGATGATCACATTGAAATAATTCTCTGAAAACTGGGACAGGCGTTTTTCACGCTGCATGGACTGTACAGAGCCTACTGTGATCCGGAACCAGCTCCCCAGACAGGTCTGCTCTGCTTTTTCTGTCGCACATCCCAGGTTCGTGCTCTTTTTGATCTTATCCGCAGCCTGTTCCAGGAGTTCGCCCCGGTGCGCCAGGATCAGTACCCTGTATCCTTGACGCACACAGTCTTCTGCGACTTTTGCAAACACGATAGTCTTTCCGCAGCCGGTCGGCAGTACCAAAAGGGTCTTCAATGTACCCTTATCCCACTGCTCAAATACGGCTGCTTTCGCTTCTGCCTGATACGGTCTCAATTCCATTTAGAACACACCCGCCTTAAACTGCTTTGGTTCATACTCCAGATAACGGCTGACACGGTTATTCCTGCGCTTATTGCCGTTCTTGTCCACATATTCATTGATCATGACTTCCACCTTGCCGGTAGAGCATGGCACTTCATTCCAGTTAGGCCGCAGTGCTTCCCCTTTCTTCTTCTGTCCAATGCATAAGAAGAACTGGCTCAGTCTCCACTCTGCCTTTGAGTTCAGGTACAGGCTGTCAAATACATGGTGTTCCTTGCCGTCCTTATCCTTGATCAGAAGGTCCAGGTTCGCCACGTTACAGGGTGCCATCTTCTCGCTTCCTCCGAAATGGGCGCGTTCCATGGATGCCACTGTAAATTCATAAGTTCCTTCCGGAAGGGGCTCAAACTCAGTCCCTTCATTCTCAATCGCATCATCCCAGCCGATCTCTTTTCCTAAATCTGCCATTTCTTTCATCCTCCCGATTAATTAAATACTAAAGAATCCTTTTCTTTCATTTCCCTGATCGCCGCATACACCTGGTCCCAGGCACCTACCAGAACGCCGTCCACAAAGCCCGGATTGACCTCTTCATACATGTAAAGGGGCGTATCCACCGGTACATATCCCTTGGCTTCACATACGTTCTGTATATCCCATTCGCACACATCATTGGCGATCATCAGGTCCCGCAGTCTCTTTGGGAGACGTGGATCCAGTGCCGATCTTCCATCCGGCTTTACATCCCCTTTGCTGCCCTCCACAGGCGCAATGCCTTTCTTTTCTTCTGCAGGTTTTTCATTGCCCTTGTTACTACTGGCTGTCTCCGGATGTTTTACCGTTTCTGCCGGTCTGACAGGTGGTGCTGGATGTGTCTCCTGTACAGGGCCTGGCTGTTTTACCTCCTGCCTCTCCTCTGCCCGGGCTGCTCCCGGTTCCAGGATCTGCCGGATGCTCTCATATGTAAAAGGCACTTCATCCGGAAGGCTGTAGCGGTTCTTTGCGTCCCAGCAGCTGTGGTGGGTGGTATACATGACACGTTTTCCGCCCTGGGCTTTATTCTTTCCCTTCTGGGCTCCCTGGCCGTCCACGTTCACCACCATGGTCTTATAATTTGCAAACAGTACCATATCCGCCCACTCTTTTACCATGGGCGCTACGCCTTTACTCAGCTTCATCTCCCAGCGGTCATAGGCTCCCAGCTCATCCGGCTGTTCAAACTTTCGCATCTTTGCATGGGCTGTAAGGACCACGTTCACGCCTGCCTTGACCACTTCCGTAAGCAGGTTTAAAAGGCGTCCGAACTCCTCCTGGACATAGGTATACCCTTTTCCATATCCAAACTCCTCAATGCTGCTCTTGTGGTTCTTATCACATATCTGGGAAATGCAGAGCATCTCAGCCCAGTCCGCCGTATCAATGACCAGGGTCTTGCAGATATCCGGATGGTTCTTTACATACATGACCTGCTCCATGAGCATCATCCAGCTGCTTGGCTCTTTGGTACGCACGATATCCATATCCCTGGTGGAACCTTCTGTATCAATGAACAGCGGATCCGGGAAGCAGGAAGCCAGCGTGGACTTCCCGATCCCTTCCGGACCGTAGATCACGGTCTTCTTTGCTCCCGGCTGTTTTCCTCTGATGATCTCCATTTAAAAAACACCTGCTTTCCATTCTTTCTTTTCTTCGGTGTGCGGCTGTCCTACCACATACCCGTCTTCGATGATAATGCTGCACTCGTCCCCCGTAGATACCCTGGTAGCGATCGCCTGGAGACCTTCTGCCTCCAGCCACTTTCCAAACTCCTGAAGGGTATGCAGGTCCATCTGTTCCAGCTTGTCCATGAGCACAAAGCCACAGTTCGGATTTAACCGGCGTACGATCGCGGTAGATACCTTAAGCTGTTCGGATCCGGACATGTTGTCCCATTTCTGACCATTGTAGACCAGTTCCCCATCCTCAACCGTCAGTCCTGGAAGCGGCAGATCTGCTTTCTTTAACAGTTCCAGCTTTTTATCCCGTACCTCCTGGATCTTTCCGGTCAGTGCATTGTACTGTTCCCGGTATCCCCTGGCATCTTCTTCTGCCTTGTCTTTGTCCAGGTTGGCCCGTACTTTCCGGTTGGTCTCTTCCACTTCTGCAATGTTTCGTTCCAGTTCTGCGGTAGACTCATCCTGCAGGTTCTCACTGGTCGACCGGGCGATCTTAAGATCCGCTTCCAGCTCTGCCTGCTTCCTTAAAAGCTCCTGGATCTGATCCGTGACACGCTGCATCTCCTGCTCCAGCTGGTGGCGCCTTTCACGTTTTCTCTGGTTTTCCCCGTTCTGTGCCAGGATCTCCTGCTGTTTGCGGATCAGTTCTGCTGCTGAGACCGGGACTGCCGGGACATCCGGATAATAAGGCTGTTCTTTTGCATACTTCTCTTTCTGGTCTGCCGTGCGTCCCACATAGGTACGCTCACTGTAAAGCTCTTTTTCTTCCTTTTCCAACTGGGCCAGCTGGTCTCCCACACCGATGATGTTTAACAGGATACCTGCCTTTTCCTTGTCAGAAGCCTCCATAAATTTCGGAAGATCCAGTGCCAGCTGTTCCACAAACTCATTCAAAAGCTGCTGCCCGGCCTTCTGTCCCTGTGGATCTGTTACCTTTAACGTGCTGTTCTTACCCTTGCGTTCCACTACCAGACCATTGCTCATGACTATATGAAGGTTTGGCGGGATCACGGAGCCTTCCCTTTGAGCCTTGGACGGACGGTATTTGTCCCCGCCTAAAGCCCAGGCGATCGCATCCAGGACAGAGGTCTTGCCCTGATTGTTGTTTCCACCAATGATCGTAAGCCCATTTGCTGTCGGTTCGATCTTTACTGCCTTTACACGCTTGACGTTCTCGATCTCAAGCTTGTTAATTTTCATTGCCATCTTGCATTTCTCCTTCTCCCTCCGTATAATGAGGGTGTGATTTATTTTTATTACCGGACCTTCCGCAGTTGCCGCTGCCTGGGTCCTTTTTTATGTAGCCTCTGCATGCCTGTAAGCGGCTTCTCTCCATACACCGGTTCTTCCTGATGCAGGTACCGCACTGGTCATTCCGCACAGCCATTACAGCACCTGGACCGCAAGCGCAGCCCCAAGCATCATGAAGACTATCACCCACATGCCACCGGCTATAAATGTCTCTGTGATACCTACCCAGTCCACAG